ACGCACCGCACAGTAGCTAAAGGTATGAACATGATTGAGCGCGGTAACGTTATTGCCAATATGTGGAATTCATTCGCTGATCCCATCGCAGTGGGATTGGACGCTAGCAGATTCGACCAACACATTAATGTGTTGCTGCTACAGCACGAGCACAGCATTTACCACATGTGGTCCACAGGAACTGGAGAAGGACTACCCAATCTGCGAACGTTGCTTGCATCCCAGCTCAGGAACAAGGGAACCTACCATGGAGTCGATGGTAGATTGCGATACTCCGTTTCTGGATGTCGCATGTCTGGTGACATGAACACCAGCCTTGGGAACGTCATAATCATGTGCAGTTTGATGCACGCCTATTTTAATCACGTTGGGCTGTCAAACCAAATCAAACTACTGAATGATGGAGATGATTGCGTTATCATCCTGGACAGAAGAAACCTTGAAACATTCCAAGCAGGTCTCCAGGATTGGTTTTTGGAAATGGGAATAACCATGGAATATGATGGCATTTACGGAACTCTTGAGGAAATTGAGTTTTGTCAATGTCGTCCTGTCCGCTATGGGGAGGATGGATACCGATTGGTTCCACGTCCAACTAAGCGGTTGTATTCTGATCTGATTACTACAAAGAACATGAGTAGTAAGAAAGTGTACGGCAAACAGATCGGAGCGATTGCTGGATGTGGAATGGCAGCCTCAGGTGGGTTGCCAATCTTCCAATCCTTCTACAAATGGCTTGGCAGAGGATCTACGCCATGGATTCCCGAACAGGGGAACTGTTATTATAAATATCGACAGGAACTGATTGATGGTCTTGAATTAAAACAACGCGAGCCAACAATTCAAGAGCGCATCAGTTTCTATTTTGCATTCGATATTTCCCCATTGGAACAACAGCTCATTGAGAAATATTATGATGAGCTGCCCGATCCAATTTATTCAAAACCGATTCAAGAACCACTGAGAATGATTCAGTCCATTCAATGTCTTGTCCCGCCCGAACAGCAAAACCGGAAAGATTTGCACTAGACTATGTGCTTAATGCCGCAAGGAAGACCCTCATCGCCACGGTTGATGAGCGGCAACAACACCACTTTATGATTACGGCGGTGACCACCAATTTCGTCCTTAGGTGGTCCCCGAACGCTTAGAGTGGAATTTGGGAGAACTTTTTAGTTCAGGTTGTGTGATTCAAGTGCCCGATAGGTGTAGCCCACCCAGAAAGTTTGAACACTCGGATGATGCGACGAGGAAGCCATAACGCCGGCCCTCGTCTAAGTTACTGCGTTGCGAATAAAACAAAACAAACAAAAACAAGAACAACACCCAGACCCACCATCCGGTCTTTAAACACTGGTGGAATGCGAGTAAAACATCGGGAATTTTGCAGCTCCGTCGATCTACAGAGAATTACCTCATCTCAGCAGAGCGCTACTGGAGAAAAGATTCCCGCTTCCCCTCTCAAATTGCCTATCAATCCTGGAGATGGCCAAACTTTTCCATGGCTGTCTTCAATTGCTAGGAGATATGAGAAGTATGTTTTCAAGAAGATCAAATTTGTGTATGTGCCACAGGTTTCAACTCTTGCTAACGGTCGAGTCATTATGACTCCAGTTTATGACCCAGCAGAGGAGATTCCAACGGACTTGAGGTACTTATACAATGCTTCTGACACTCGTGCAGCTAGTGTCTACCAACACTGCGAGGTAATGCTACCATCTGGCAAAATCAACAAGGAATTGTACGTCCGCGAATTATCAGAGCTCGCTAACATTGACGAGCGTGAGTTACGCACTTCCGACGTTGGTTATTTAGCCGTCTCTCTTTCAGAGACTGGAGCCACGCTCATAGGGACGTCGGTTCCAGTTGCTTTTGGTGATATCTTCGTCGAGTATGAAGTCGAACTGCGGTCTCCACGAGTTGGTGACCGTGCCATTCGTTCTTTTCACTTCGTCCAAGATGGATCCAAATTCGCAGGTGGAGGGACTGCGAGGCATGCCTCCCTGTTCAACTTTTCACACACCCTCAAACCCCCGGAACTCCAAGCCATCCCAGATGCAAGTGGACACCAACACACAACGAAGAACAACACATTGGCGTTGCGCACTGGTCATATTTCTACCGGTCCATATACCCACTCTGATACTGTCGATCCGGTGGAATTGTCGCAGTTCGTCTTCCACGAACCATTCAGTGGGTTGATGTCTTTACACGCCGACACATCTCCACTTGGAATTCCGTACCCGCCTACTATCACCGCCAACGGAGTTCGATCTGACGGAGCAACTGGAAAATTGGTTCACCCGTCACCGTTGCAACATAGCTCCCCTGTCGTCGATCACATTCGAACGATCGCAGACGGGGTCAATTCCGCCGTAGCTATGTACAAAGTGGTGGCAGAAGCAGGCGATTCCGTCTTAGCATTCATTGACAATGCTGGTACCGCCATTAGTGACTGGGGCCACACTGCTGAAGCAATCTTCACAGAAATGGCTCCTGAGGTTTTGGAAGGTGCAGCACTGTTGCTGTAACCGTAATCTATTGGTAGGGAACGAAGGAGTTGCGCCTCCACCATCCCCAGCAAACTAGTGATTTATGACAGGTGCTCCCGTCTATTCAGC